GATAGGGGGGAGGTAGAAAAAAACAAACATGACCAACATTGATAAAATCATTGCCAATTTAAAAATCATTACGATTATGAAATCCTGCGGATACAAAGACAAAGACATCGCGGACTATGTCGGTATCACTACGCCGGAACTATTAGAAACTATCGCGAGTGATAATTATCTAAAAGAAAAATGGGATAAAGCATCGGAAACACTGGGAAGTGAAATCGAACGTAAGTTTATCGAGAACACACTTGAGCAACTTGAGAACGGTGATAACACGGACGCGAAATGGATTTTAGAACGGACACATAAGAAGTATCAAAAGAAAGACCAAATCGACGTATCGGTTACGAGCATTGACGACATTATTCGCGGCCAAGGGAAGTAAACATGGCGAAGCAAAATCCACTGAACACGGTGGACTACTCGAAGACAATTTTTTCTCCACGCTGGTTTATGGAGAACATGTTGCAAATTGTCGATAAGAAAAATCAACTAGTTAAATTTGAACTAAACGAAGAGCAATCAAAGTTGTTGGACCACGTTGAGTTTTGTCTTGCCAACGACTTGCCGATACGAATGATTGTGTTGAAGGCGCGGCAAATTGGTGCCACTACATTTTTTACGGCGTTGGGATTTTGGTTTGCGGCGATGAATCGAAACATCACGTATGGAATTGTGGCGCACTTATTGAAATCTGCTGAAAGTATCTTCCAAAAATGTAAGGTGTTTTATAATAATTTGCCAAAAGAGTTGCAACCTGCTACTACGCAAATGTCGAGTGAAGGAATTACGTTTGATAGAAAAAATGGTATGGGGATAAACTCCAAAATACAATTTGCTACGGTAAGTGAAGGGGTGTTCCGTGGGCAAACATTAAGTTATCTTCACCTGACTGAGTGTGCGTTCTGGGAAGGCAATGTTCAAGCCATCGAGAACTCGCTTGCGCCGACGGTGAGTATCAACCCGCGCACGATGATTGTGAGAGAATCGACAGCGAACGGATATAATTTCTTCAAAGATGACTGGGATAGAGCGATAAGTGGCAAGAGTGAATACACGCCGTTCTTTTTTGGGTGGCAAGACCATAAAGAATACAAACTTCCGGTGCCGAAGGATTTTAAATTGACGGACAAAGAAGAGCAAATCAAGAAAAAACACAACGTCACAAACGAACAATTGATGTGGCGAAGGTATCAAATCGATAATAACTACGGTGGAAACGAAACGTGGTTCGCACAAGAAAACCCAATGACCCCCGAAGAAGCGTTCGTTGCGGCGGGAACGGGTGTATTTGACTCGGATACTATAGTGGCGGGATACCAATCTTCCGTCGAACCGGACGAAATTGAGTTAACCAGTGTGCCGATGTTTGAAAAACTGAAGGTATGGGAATATCCGGAAGAAGGCACGGAAAAAGTGTATCAACAAAAAGCCGTGTGGTCGGACGAAAAGCAGGATTACGAGATGGTGGATACCGATATGGTTGTGGAAGAGATACATTTTCGCACGCCGTATACCATCGGCATCGATACATCGGGCATGGGAGCGGACTATAACCAACTGGTGGTCGTCAATAATATCACCAAAAAGGTAGCGGCACGGTTTGGTAAAAAGAATCTGCCCGAAGAACAACTGGCATCGGTGGCGGTGGAGATTGCAGAGATGTATCACGACGCGATGATTGTCCCTGAAGTAAACTACTCGCACGAAATTTGTAATTATATTACGAAACTTGGATATAAAAACTTATACATCACCGAAAGTATGGCGCGACAAGACGCAAAGGTGGTGGGCGGGATTCAATATGGTTGGAAAACCACGAGTTTATCGAAGGCGCCCATCATTTCTTCGTTACGTTCACGGCTTACAAGCGACCCAACCTTGATTCAAGACCGAGATTTTTGGTATGAAGCAGAATATTACTTGATGGAAGACCCACGGATTAACAAAATGAACGCGGCCAACGGGCATCACGACGACATAGTGATGGCTACCGCTATTGCAATGTATGTGTCGGATAGTTTTCAATCAAAACAAACTAGAACTGTGGTTCGTGCAAAAGAAGGCGAACATTTTATGTTAAATATGGTAAAATTAAAAAAGAAAACAAAAATTCGGAGAGGAATCTATAACAACAATGCTTAAAAGATACACAAACGCAATCAAGAAATTGCACGACCACTTTAATAAACAACTTCAAGAAGCGGAACAACGCATCAAAGTTTTAGAAGAAACCGTTTTTGCGTTAAAGAGTAATGTAAAAGAAAAGAAAAAAGAAGTTGAAATTGTTCAAAAGAAAAAATGGTTGAACGGTTATCCCGATGAATCGGCGAAAGGATAAATATGGCGAAAAAAATTGAAGACAAGCGCACGATTGCTACGGATATTTACGACCAGTTTGAAAACGCGGTGGCGTTTAAATCTTCCATCAACTTAATCAACGACATCAAACGTAGTGTTCTTTTTGAAAACGGAAAACAATGGAACATGGACGAAGACATCAAAGATTTTCCAAAGATTACAATTAATATTATTAAGCAAATTGGTAAAGCAAGAAAAAGTGGCATTATGGCCAACGAATATAGTTATCTTGTAAATTCTACCAACGTAAAAAGTATTCGTAAGATTCAAGATTTTCTAAAATATTTAGCGCAATGCACAAACCTTCGTCAAAAAGATTTGAAGGCGTTGAGTGATGATTACACCAAAGGCACGGCATTAATGTATTTTTATTGGGACGCGGAAAAACGCGGGTTCATGAAAAAATCTGGTGGTGAAATGCGCGCCGAAGTCATTGATATTCGTAACTTCGCGGTTGCCAATCCATACATTCAAAACATTCAAGACCAAGAATGGGTTATTTACGTGACGCGCGAAAAGATTAGTTCGCTCAAAGCAAAATACGGTGATAGAAATTATATTGCCGATGGTAATTTGTATACGAGTGGCACCGAAGTTGAAAACGTCACTACGGATTTTCCCGAAGATGATTTAGTCAACGTTTATACTAAATTTTTCCGTAATGAAGAAGGTCAAGTGTTCTTCACTATCGCTACTCAATGGGAAGTTTTAAAAGCAGCGACACCTTTAAATCCATATTACAAAGGTCCGAAAAAAGAAATGCCAAACACAACCAGTCTTCCTGATGAAAAGAAAGAAGACCCACGCACGGAACATATTTTTAATTTGTATCCGTTTGCAAGATTATGTTTGAACGAACGTGATAACTGTTTTTATGGTATGCCCATCACACACGAATATATCGAAGCACAAAAATCTATCAATAATCACTACTCAGTTTACGACAAAGCCATTCAAGACAACGTCCTTGGTGGTTTCGTTTTCCGCAAAGGCGTCATTGACTCAAACGAAGTCACGGCCGAAAACGGGCAAATGCTTGAACTCGATACCATGCCAAATGAACCAATCGGAAACGCGTTCGGTCGCTTACCAGTTGCTAATGTTCCTGCGGACTCGGCTTCATACTCGAACAACTTGATTAACTTAACACGACAAGTGGCGGGCGCAAGTAACGTTCAACTTGGTATGTCGGATTATGCGGGTCAAAGTGGTAAGCAAACACAACTCTTACTTCAACGCGCCCAAGAAAACTCTTCCGACAATGCGATGGTCTTCAACGAATATAAGAGAGAACAAGCAAAGATTATGTTTTTGTTTGCGAAGTTCTTTTATGACCACGAAGATTTTGTAATTGTGAATCACGGTTCTATGAAAGATGACGTAAGAAGTTATCAAGGACCAGAATCATTCAACGGCACTAATTATTTAAATGATGATGTGATGTTGGATATTAAAGTTGGTGCTGCTCCGTCGTTCTCAGAATATACTAATTTGGAACTTCTAGGATTAATGGTCCAGTCCGGCCAAGCACCTTTCGAAGCCTATATCAGCATGCTGCCAGAAGGTTATGTTTCTAATAAACAAGAACTTTTAGAAGTGTCGCAAAATAATAGTGGTAGAATGATTCAACAATTACAACAACAAATCCAACAATCGCAACAAGTGATGGAACAAATGTCGAAAGCATATCAAAAAATGCAAAAGGACATGATGAACATAGACACGATTGTCCAAGAAAACCTACGTTTAAAGACGATGATGGCGGATATTTCTGCAAAAGCGATTCAACGTGTTCAACAAGCCGACGCCAAGACCGAAGAACTCACACAAGACATGGTTGGCGTCTTACAAACCGCTGGCAGAATGAACAAACCAAAGGAATAGTTGCATATTTTTAAAATGTGTTATACTATACATATAACGTGTGCTACCATCGTTAAGGTAGTGTCGCTTTCCCGAGCGTCAGAAGGAGATTTATGGCAGACCAAGACAAAAAGGTTGAAAAACCTGTCGTCGAACCGAAAGTTGATGAACAACCTACCGTTCAGGAGGAATATTTCAAAGATTTATTGGAAGATGACGAAGAACTTAATGAACTTGCAAGGGTAAAACCTAGCGAAGAACAATTAAGGAAGAACAAAGATGCTGAAGAAGCGAGAAAGCGTCGTGAGGCTGAAGCCAAACAAAAAAAAGAAGCTGAAGCGAAGCCACAACCGAAGGTAGAGCAACCTGCACCCGCTAATAAACCTGCGACCGCAGAAGCAAAACCCCAACAACCCGCAGAACCAGCGAAAGACCAAAAAGCAGAACAAGTCAACAAACTTGGCGAGCAATTAGTCCAATTTAAACAAAAATATCCAGATATAGATTTGGCACAATTGGACGGCGACAAGGGATTCAAAAGATTTATTGACGGTAAGTTGATGGGCAAGAAAGACTTCACTAAACTTTATGAAGAATATCAAGAGTTTAGAAATGAAATGGGTCTTCAAACTCAAGTCCAAAATAACCAAATTAAATCTCAAGCATCTACCGGCTCCCCAGTTTCAACCGCAACCACAGGCACTGACGTGTATTCCGAAGATGAATTAAGACGCATCTCTCAAAAATTACCGTTTATGAGTCCGAAAGAAGCGGCAAAAGTTGAAGGCAAACTTAAAAGGTCAATTCAATATTACGACAATAAAAAATAGGAGTTAACTTATGGCAAACACAGAATTTGCAAAACTCCCCGAATTATCAAACCAAATTTATAAGGAATGGTATCCAAAAACTGTCTTAGTCCAATCTTGCGACAACAGTTTTGAAGGGGAACTCAATCTTCAAACTCGTGAACTGGATATTCCAGTCTACCACGACCTCTCAATCTATCAAACAACGATTAAAGAACGCGAATTAAAACCCGCACCTTTACAATTCATCAAAGCCTCCACGAAGCGCGTCACCATCGACCGTGGCCGTTACTCACACTGGGGCCAAACTTCCATCGGTAAATTAATCGACAGATTATCCGCCGAAGACAGCGAAGTTCGTAAGAAATTAGTCAATAAATGGGCCGTTGAAGCCGAAAAAGAACTCGCACAATGGGTTGCCTTCGACTTACCAGCGAAACACGAAATCGACTTAAACTCTGCTAACTATTTAAACGGTGTAGTCAATTCTACCAACGTCATGCGTGCTTTGGATATTTTACAAGCCAAAGTTATTCAACAAGACATGGAACCAACTGAATTCACCTTATTCGCTTCCGAAAAATTCGAACAAGTTCTCCGCGACACCAAGATTAGTTTTGCTTCGCAAGATGCAAACGCAACCTTTAAAACAGGTTTTGTTGGTATGGTGAATGGCGTCGAAGTCCGTCGTATCCACGTGCAATCGATTACTACTCGCGATGCAAACACAGCTGAAGTAGAAGCCGAAATTGCTATTTGGAAAACGCGTGATGGTATTCAATATGTT